TATTTCAAAATGCTATCAACGATCTATTCTTTAATTCTGCATGGAATTCTACCAATCGTGTTGATACTAGACGAGTATTAATGATTCCAGCAGGTACTTATAGTATTTCTAATAATATTCTATTACCTCCATACACCACATTGGTAGGACAGGGATCAGAAATTACCAAATTAGTTTTAACATCTACTACCACTAATATGTTTAAAACTGTGGATGCAGAAGGCCGTATTTTTGAAAGTGACAATATGCAATCTGGTGTAAAACGTGCCAGAGAAGTTTCTATTGCAGGAATGACACTTCAATATTCTACCAGCAGTAATAATCAAAGTACTCCAGCATTGTTATCTTTAGATAATGTTTTAAATGCCAAAGTAGAAGATGTATTTTTCAAAACATCTGTTAATACTAATTCTACCACTACTTATGGATTAGTAAGCAGTGGCATTGGTATATCTATGAGAGGTACTGGCGGAGGTATAGAATCAGGTGATGCTAATCTTTGTGAAAATATAGAAATTGTTAATTGTAATTTTGATAGTTTATATATAGGCGTAGCAGGTACAGGCACCGTGGTTAGACCAATAATTACTAACAGTTTATTTAATAATTTAAATCGAGGTATTACACTATCTGCTACTGCTGGCCTTGCCCCAACTAATGGAGTGTTTAGTTTAAATAGATTTAGTAACATTGTTAGAGAAGGTATCTACACAACTACTAGTACCAATAGAACTAGCCATGTCAGTGAAAATAATTTCTTTATACAAGTAGGTAATGGTTCTACACTGGATGATTTTACAACAACATCAACTAATAAGACTCCTGTGATAAGTTTCCTTTCTAAAGGCAATAAATCAAATAGTGATTATTTCCATAGAAGGCATATTGCCAACATTACCACTGCTACTAATTTTTATTATAACCCATTAGTAACAGGTGGAACAACTGTTGATGATAGTGCCACATTTACATCAGATATTAGATTCAATACTAGTTCTACAGTGGCTAGAATTGGACTCAATGGTCAAGATCAAATGATCACTGGTCGTTATCAAATTACTAATGGTGGATTATCTAGAAAAGGAAATTTATTAATAAATCTATCACCCGATGGTTATTCATCAATTACTGACAGTTATGATTATACAGAATATATGTATGTTATGGCCACAGGTATTAGAGCATCATCAGTAAATTCTAATAATATTCTTTCAGTAGATACTGCGGTATATCCAGTATTTGTTAATTCTGGAAATTTAAGATCAAATTGGTATATTACAGGAGACAAACATAGAGGTCGTGCTGGTGCAATAACTGGTGTTAGTTCAGGTACTGGAACTATTTTAAATATTACATTAGATGATACTCCAGCTTTTGTTATTAATGATATTACCGAAAACTTTTCATTATTAAAATCTGAAAATACTGATATATCTTTTTTAACTTCTGAAAAAAATGTTGTAACTGGAAACTATATTGAATTAATATGTACTAATAGTTCAGTATCAACATTGACTAATTCCGTTCTTGAATTTCAAATTGATATTTTGACATAAACCGATGTTTAATCAAAATATAGATGACCGACTATCATTGTGGGCATTGCATCGCGCCCACTTAAACAATAGTGACACTGCTCTTTTAGATGTATGGGAATTTTGGAAGACTGCTCCATATATTCCTTACAATAATAAAATAGATCCATATCATAAACAAGGTTGGCCTAGTCCTTGGGAAATTATAGTTTCTAACAAATATGATGATTTTACTAGGGCTGTAATGATTGCTTGGACATTGAAATTAACAGATAAATTTAAAAAATCTAAGATTGAGATTAAAACTCTCGTAGACAAAGTCCAATCTAGGCAATACAATGTAGTATATGTTGATGATCAATGGGTAATTAATTATAGTGATATAGGTCCAGTAGACCAAAAAGATATACCGGAATCGTTTTTATTGGAAAATATAGTTGAACTTGGGTGACCAAGGTAAATATCATTCTCGACACACTTAACAAGGCTTTTAAATGACAACGATCAATGTGATCAAAAGAAACGGAACAAAGGTTCCTTTGGATATTTCCAAAATACAAAGACAAGTAGCTCATGCTTGCAGTGGAATAGATGGGGTTAGTCCCAGTATGATTGAAATTAAAGCGCAGATTGAACTGCACAACGACATGAGTACACAAACTATAGATGAATTATTACTTAAAGCTATGGTTAATCTAATAGATGAAAGTGAAAATCCAGAAATTAATAATGTTAACTATCAATACGTAGCAGGTCGCCAACGTGTCAGTATGTTACGTAAAGAAGTATATGGTATCTACGATCCTCCTAAACTTTATAACATTGTAAAGAAAAATGTAGAACGTGGAATGTACACATCTGAATTATTAGAATGGTATACCGAAGACGAATGGAATATCATTGATTTATTCATAGACCACTCTAAAGACGAAAAGTATACCTATGCTGCTATTGCTCAATTATGTGAAAAATATCTAGTACAGAATCGTGCTACTGGTGAGATATTTGAAACTCCACAGGTACGTTATGCTGTTGCTGCTGCCACAGCATTCCACAATGAACCCAAGGAGGCCAGATTGAAATATGTTAAAGAATATTATGAATGCGGCAGTGATGGGCATTTTACATTGGCTACGCCTGTGCTTGCTGGCCTTGGTACTACTACTAAGCAGTTCAGTAGCTGTGTGCTTATCAGTAGCGATGATACTCTGGACAGTATCTTTGCTTCTGGCGAAATGATGGCCAAATATGCTTCAAAACGAGCCGGAATTGGTCTCGAAATTGGTAGAATTAGACCGTTAGGTGCCCCTATTCGCAACGGGGAGATCAAACATACTGGAATGATACCTTTTTTGAAAAAGTGGTTTGCAGACCTTCGTAGCTGTAGCCAGGGCGGAATTCGTAACGCAAGCTGTACTGTAACATTTCCTGTATGGCATTATCAATTTGAAGATCTTATTGTATTAAAGAACAATCAAGGTACAGAAGAAAATCGTGTACGTCAAATGGATTACAGTGTAGTAGTTAACAAGATGTTTTGGAATCGTTATAAGCGTGGTGAAATGATGACATTATTTGATCCACATGATGTACCAGACTTATACGAAGCCTACTATCGCAACAGCGAAGAATTTGAACAACTATACTTAAACTATGAAAAGCATCCGACAATTAAAAAGAAGAGCGTATCAGCGGATGAGATATTCAAAAATGGCATCCTTAAGGAACGTACTGATACTGGGCGCATCTATCTTGTCAACATCGACAATGTTATTAACCAGGGCCCGTTTGACACACAACTTGACCCAATATATCAATCAAATCTATGCCAAGAAATACTTTTACCCACGAAGCCTTTCCAGAGAATTGAAGATCCAGAGGGACGCATTGCTCTTTGCACTCTTGGGTCAATCAACTGGGGTGCCTTCCGCAATCCACAGGAGATGCGTAAGGCTTGTAGAGTATTGGTACGCAGTCTGAGTAATTTATTAAGCTACCAAGACTTCCTAAGCATACAGAGCAAGTTAGCCAATCAAGACTTTGAGCCTCTTGGTGTTGGCATTACAAACTTAGCTTATTGGCATGCACGTAAAAGTTTTAAATATGGTGAACCAGAAGCACTTGCAGAAGTAAAACGTTGGATGGAACATCAGGCATACTACCTTACTGAAACAAGTGTAGATTTAGCACAAGAACGCGGCGCTTGTAAACGAAGTGAATTTACTTATTATGGTCGGGGAATATTTCCTTGGGAACGTAGAGCACCGGGTGTTAATGAACTAACTGACTTTACTCCTAGTATGGATTGGGAACCATTACGTGCTCGTATAAAAAAGTATGGTATACGTAATGCTACACTTATGGCAGTTGCTCCCGTTGAATCTAGTAGTGTTGTTCTAAATAGTACCAATGGTATTGAAATGCCTATGGAATTAATCAGCGTTAAAGAAAGTAAAGCAGGATCGTTTACACAGGTAGTTCCTGATTACAAGCGTTTAAAAAATCGTTATCAATTAATGTGGGAACAAAAGGATTGCGTTGATTATTTAAAAACATCGGCTGTATTAGCAGTTTATATTGACCAAAGTCTAAGTACCAATACATTTTATAGTCCGAAACATTTTAGAGATGGAAAAGTTCCCGGCACATTGATTGCCAAGAATTTAATGTTAGCCTACAAGTGGGGTTTGAAAACTGTATATTATTCATTGATAGATAAAGTTGGATCTAAGAATGTATTAACCACTCAAAGTGATAGATTAGTGGCAACACAACCTGTTACAATATATGAAGAATTAGACGATTCCGACTGCGAGGCCTGCAAATTATGAACTTATATTTAGACATGGACGATGTGGTTGCTGATTGGCATACCAGCGCCGAATCATTTCTTAAAATGAAATGGGAACGAGAAGGCGGTCATATCCCCCAAGAAGATTGGGATAAAATTAAAATGAATTCTCGTTTTTATCGCGAGTTGCCATTAAAAGATAATGCACATGATCTAGTAGATTATTGCCGTGATCTTGTCAAAGCTGGAAAAGTAGAAAACTTATTTTTCCTATCAGCCCTTCCTCGCAATAATGATATGCAGTGGGCAATACAAGATAAAGTTTTTTGGGCACAAGAACATTTTCCCGGTATTCCTGTGTTTCTCGGTCCTTACAGTACTGATAAATGGAAACATTGTAAACCGGGCGATATATTAATAGACGATAGAATTAGTAATTGTCAAGAATGGGAAAATGCTGGCGGACACTCGCACATTTATCGTACTTGGGAACAATGCAAGCCATGGTTAGAACACACACTAGGAGCAGTAAATGTCGACAGCACAGTATAATTTAAGTAAGCAAACAAACTATCTCAAACGTAAAATGTTTTTGGATCCAGAAGGTCCTGTAACAGTACAGCGTTTTGAGGAAGTGAAGTATCCTCGAATTTCTAAGTTTGAAGAACTAGCTCGCGGATTCTTTTGGGTTCCAGAAGAGATTAGCCTGACTAAAGATAAGATGGATCATAAAGATGCTAGTGATGCAGTCAAGCATATCTTCACTAGTAACCTACTACGCCAAACAGCATTAGATAGTATACAGGGTCGTGCTCCAAGTCAAATCTTCAGTCCAGTTATTAGTTTACCGGAACTTGAAGCATTAGTAAGTAATTGGTCGTTTTTTGAGACCAATATTCATAGCAAAAGTTATAGTCACATCATACGTAATGTATATGGTGTGCCAAAAGAAATCTTTAATACAATACACGACACTGCTGAAATTGTAGATATGGCAGCTAGTGTTGGCAAGTATTATGACAAACTTCACGAGTTAAATTGTTTCAAAGAAATCAATCCAAAAACAGTAAATGAGGAAAGTCATATTAAAGCAATCTGGTTAGCACTCAATGCCAGTTATGCTCTTGAAGCATTCCGCTTCATGGTCTCGTTCGCTACAAGTTTGGCCATGGTTGAAAATAAAATCTATATTGGTAATGGCAATATCATTAGCCTAATTCTACAAGATGAATTATTGCATACAGAATGGACTGCTTGGTTGATCAACAATGTAGTTAAAGATGATGAACGTTTTGCCAAAATAGTTGAAGAATGTCGAGACGAAGTGTATGCTATGTATATGGAAGTTATTAATGAAGAAAAAGCCTGGGCAGATTATTTGTTCAAGAAAGGCCCTGTAATTGGACTTAATGCCACCATTCTAAAAGACTTTGTAGATCATACAGCATTTACACGTTTGAAAGATATTGGTATCAAATATGTTGAAGACCATCCAAGATCTAGCCCAATCCCATGGTTTAATAAACACGTTAATATTGGTAAGAAACAATCGGCCTTACAGGAAACTGAAAGCACCAATTATGTTATCGGTGTAATGAGTGATTCTGTATCATATGATGAACTTCCGGATCTATAAGGATAATAAAAATGAAAGCAATATTATGGAGCAAGTACAACTGCCCCTACTGTGATCAAGCACAGGCATTACTAAAATCTAAAGGTTATCAAATTGAAGAACGTAAGATTGGTGATGGATATACCCGAGAAGAATTGTTAGAAGAAGTACCTAACGCTCGTAGCGTTCCACAAATCTTTATTGAAGGTGCTCTTGTTGGTGGGATTAGTGAACTCAAGGAATATCTAAAATGACCAAATTTAATTATTACGAGCAAGATGAGCTGAGTGCTGATACTATTACATTAAATAGCTCAAGTATACCCTATCTAACATCAAGTATGATAGGTCCATACCCACACTACAATGTGGGCATTGGCAGTGGAGCCGCCGGCGGCAGTGGAACTTATTCAACTACTGGCACTGGAAGTTCTGGTATGATTTTTACCACCAACGGCACATCATCATCTTGGCAAAACCTTACTATGACTAATAACATCCACCCTTCATCACTGAATGTTAAGGGTGATGCAGAGTTTGAAGGCAAGGTTAAAGTAAATGGGCAAGATCTTGGCGAGTTTATGGAAACAATATCCAAGCGTTTGGCCATACTTGTACCAGACCCGGCTAAGTTAGAACACTTCGAAGCGTTGAAGAAAGCCTACAATCACTACAAGACCCTTGAGGCTTTATGCGAATTACCAATTAAAGAAGAAAAATGAAAGAGATTGATCCAAAGGATAAAAAGATTGCTACATTGGAACAACAGGTAACTAGGTTGTTGTCTAAGGTCAGCGAATTAAATCAACAGGTCAATTTACTTCTAAGAGAAAACAACAGGCGTAAAAGTGAAGTCTCACAAATAAGTGCCGCAATTAAAAGAGGATAATATGTTAATAGATGTTAGTAAAAATTTCTCCACAGGAGATGTAGTAAGTATTAAATTAATCAACGGTGATGAAATTATTGCCCGATTTGAAAAAGAAGATAATGACACAATTACTATTAGTCGTCCAATGGCATTGACAATGAATGGTCAAGGTCTAGGAATGATACCTTGGGTATTTCTAGGCAAGGATTCTAGCATCACTGTTAATAAAAGTAATACATTCTTTGTTGTAGAAAGCAAGGGTGAAGCAGCTAATCAATATCTAGAAGGCACTACGGGCATTGTTCTACGATAAATATTGATTTAGGAGAACTATACCATGGCATTAACTACTATAACCACTGTATTTCCACCAGGTGGAACTGGAACATTAACAATTGCTGATACTACAGCACTTGCCATTGAAGCACAGACAGCAGCAATTACTGCTCAAATGACATTGTTAATTGCTGAACTTGAAAGAACTAGATATACCATGGTTGGTATAGTTGTTCAACTTGGTGAAGTTGCCACTCAGTCTCAATCAATGAGTAAAGGTGTTAGTGATCTCAATTCAGCTCTTGGTAGTATTAAAGTGGCTGTAGCAGATGCAGCAACAACTCAACAATCATTGGCTGCTAATATTATTAAAACTAATAATTTTAATTCTGCTGTGACTAAACAAGCATTAACTTCTTCTGGACAAAAAATACCCGAGATGCCATCAATTAAAGATCAGATTGTAGAAACTGTTCAAGATGGATTTGTGATGCATCAGGCTCAAGTTGCATCAAATTACATAAATTTAAAGATTACTGACACGATAGAATCATTGACATCTTGGATCACAGGTATGCAGATATATCAATCTGTGGCTGCTTGGTTATCAAAGCAGAAAGATGCGGTACTTTCTGTATTCAGCTTTAAGAAACCTAGTGTTGCTGTAACTAATGTTGAAGCCCAGTCCGGTGTTCCTAATACCAATATACCATAAAATGTCTGATAATAGTGTTGCTCGAGTAAATGTAGATGTAGCAGGTACATTAATTGTATCGGGGGCAAATTCTGTGTTTGTTAATAATAGTCCGATTGCTGTAGAAGGTAGTGGTACTATTAAAGATGGTGTTATTACAACTAGTTTAACCACAGTGTTTGCCGAAAATAATCATGTTGCTGCAATAGGTGCCGTTGCTGCTAGCGGTAGTGCAGTATCATCGGGCAGCAGAAATGTATTTGCAGGAAAAGACAGCAAATAAATACTATATCTTGTAGGGATAAAGTTGCATAGCGGCTTGGAGTAGTGAGAAGCTACATCGGCTAGGCGGAGGCTAGATACAGGCCCT